ATTGTTCCATCAGGCATTATTACAGATACTATTGGATTATTAGTGTCGTCTAAATCTGTAGCACTACTAGCATCATCGACAATTATTTGTGTTGTTGACGCAGAGGTAATTCTTCCTCCTCTTCTTAAGCCAGACCTTACAGGATCTGCAACTTTTATAACAGCCCCAACTCTTACTAAAGTACCAGCTTCAAGTGTTGTAGTGAATGAAACAACTTCACCTTCATTTGCTTGTGTGTACAGAAACCATTTTCCAAGCCTGTGTGCCATTCCTCTAGATGTAACTGCAAATGCCCGAATATTTTTAACAACAAATCCATATTTAGCCTGTAATGATGTATCTTCTACAGTTTCATAATCAAATTCTTGAGTTTCCATATCAAAAAATTGAATATTTATTACTGTGTATTTAATTCGTTTAGATGTGTTTGTGTAGCTAAAACCATCAGGTAAAACATTTGCAAGAGTGAAAAGATAACTAGGATCTGTCGGCCTATCTTGAGTAATTGTTATTGATCCAGCTTGATAGTATGCTTGCACCCTCATCACACTACAAAGCTCTCCTATCAAACGATATGCGTCCTGTTGATTCTGAATAACCGCATTACAGCTAAAACGAGGTTGAGTGCCTCCTTCATTATCTGAAATTAATTCATTGTTATAAACAGAGGCAGAATAAAAAGCAAATTTATCAAGTTGACTTTCTGTTATATGATCGCCAAATCCATATCTTTCATTTGTTAAAAGATCGTAAAGTACCCAAGCTGGGCAATTGCAATATTCTTTATCTGTTTTTAGTGTGCCATTAAAAACACCACTAAAAGATAAACTCCCATCTGATCTAACAGTTGCATTGTGTGGAATTTTAATCTTGACTCCACGCACCCGAAACATGGTTCTTGGCGTTTGTGGAAACTGCTCTGCATCTACTCTTATCGCAACATGAGCAGTATTTGGATATGCATTTTGCTTGTCAATAATTTCTGTAAAAGAGGAAAAAACTGTGCTATTTTGCAAGGTTGTAACACTACTGTCTGCCGTATCTCTTATGACTCTTACAGTTATGGGAAAACTGAAACCAGATGGAATATTTATTCTATAATCCCTAAAATATGCACTAGGGCTTTTTCCTGTGACTGTATCATTTATGGGTGTTGTAGTAGTGCCATTATTTTGTATTATTTGTATTCTTAAAGCAACAGATGTGCCAGATATATCTCCATTATCCTCAAATTTCTGTAAAGAATTAAATCCAATAGTTACTCTGACAGCATTTATATTTGAGTTAGTTATTGATCTTGAAACTGGTGATCCATTTGTAACGGCAACTCCTACAGTGTTTTCTGTTTCAATGTCTGAAATGCCTCCAATATGTGTTTGATTTGATGTTCCAAATCTAGGTTCAAACTCTACGTCAGTGAAGTTAAAATCATCTATTGAGTTTCCACTTTTATTTTGTTGTAGAACTTGTGTGCCATTAAGAAAGACATCACGCAATGCAGTTACGTTGTATTGATCCGAACCTTGACTACCAGTTGCTGATGGAAAACCTGAGATCTCTCCTTCACCTAGCACATGAACAACTGTTGACCGTTGAGTACTATTAAGATGATCCTTTGGTAATTTTGGATTTGTTATCCTTTGATTTTCATTAAAACTTGGAATTGGCATTAGGCTGTACCATCTACTTGGATCGTGTCAACACCATTTGACACAATTACACTTCCAACAAACCTTTCTCCATATATTATCGGAACTGCAACACCACTTCTGCTGACGTTTTGTATGCCAGAAAAAGCGTAATTACTAGATTGTAATTGTGGATCATTTTGTGAAAAAGCTTCAGCAGCCGAAGATGAGGGTATGTCAGGAACTGATGGAGTTGGTGTTAAAAGAGAAGTGACCCCATCTATTGCAACACTTGTTGCTACAGCACTAGCAATTCCTCCAATAACAGGTATGGCGGCAATCGTAGTTGCGGCAGTACCAACAGCACCAACAACCGTTCCGACAGCACCTATAGCAGCAGAGGCAATACCTCCTACAACAGGAATAGCTGAAGCGGCAGTAGCTACAACCGCAGCACCAGCAGAAATAGCCCCTGTAATAGCAGCAACAACAGGTATAGATCCAGATGCAACAGGAATAATTTTAATATCATCTGAGCCTTTTAGATGTAATAAATCAAGAGGTATATCTTGTTCACCCATTTTTATTTTGTAATGTTGATTCGCCATGTGACTCTCTACATCTGGAAAATTACAAAGCAGAAATTTTATTGCTTGAGAAGGTGTATCAACATCAGCTTCAAAAGATGACTGACCTAAAAACTTCCTAAGTTTTCCATAAACTTTAATTTTTTTAAGGGTCATACCTATAAACTCCTCTAAGATTTTGAATCAAAGCCATATCTAAAGGTTCTTTACAAGATAATTTATGTATATTGTGATTTAATATCATGTTATCACCAACATAAACAGCTACATGGTCTAAATTACCTGTTACTGATTGAAAAAGCAAAACATCATCTTTTTGTATATCATCTAGAGTTTCTTGTTTTTTAAAATTTAATTTTGGCAAAGCATATTCAAACTCTGGATTTTCTATAAAGTCTTTAATTTTTTTTGGTCTATTCCAATAGGGTATATCAATATTTTTACTTTCTTTAAAATAGTCTGTCACAATTGACCAGCAATCATTTACAGACCATATAAAATTTCTTCCAATTAAAGATGGTTGTTTCCAGCCAGACGGTTTAAATGAATACCAATCTTTCATGACAGGGCTAAAAATAAACCATTCAAGATCCAAAAACTCACAGCTGGCTTTGTCATTGTCTGAGGGGTAAATAGAACCTACAGGGTGTGAATGTACAATGCCAATAATTTCTCCACTATCTTCACAATCTGCCCAATCATCAGGGTCAATAATAAAATATTCATGCAAAGTTTCTGCAATATTTTTACATGGCCAATATTTTTTTTCTCCTTTTATGATCGCTAATAATCCACACGACTCATTTGGTAAACAATCAAAAGCGTGTTTTTCAGCGTCAGTTTTCCAAGTCATGTATTTATAAAAGTACCAACACCGTCAAAATCTTTTCTTGTGATCTGTCTTTTTGGAACTCTTACACCTTGCAAATCAAGAACAGACACACATTCAAACTGTACAAACTCTCTGTTCTCTACTGTTTTTCTATCAATAAAATATATTTCTTGGGGTAGTTCATTTGCGTTTGGAGTACCAAAAGGATTTGACCCAGAAATAAAGTTAACATCATCTAAACTACTTGCAAGCACTCTGCGTCTTGTAAATTTTGCACCTTGTAAATCATTTTTTGCAGTAACTTTATTTGTGTCAATAAGTAAAGCACTTACAAAACCAAAAACATTAGAAATAGTTAATGTTGGTCTTGGGAGTGATCCCCTTCCAGAATATTCAAACCCCTCAGCTTGTATAGGAAATTTATCATAAGTATCTCCCTGCCAAACGATGCTGTTGTTTAATTCATTTGTCCCTGCATGAAATCTATAAATTTGATTTGATCCATGCAAAAGAGTATTAAGCTCAACAATAAAAAGATCAATCACCGCACTTGGATTTATATTTTGCAATTCAGATGTTGGTATAGCCATTATGGTTCAAATACTTGTACAAAGGTTAGATTTACTATAGCTCTGTTGTTATATGGAATTGATTTTGTTTTTTTCGTGCAAATAAATTTTAAAGCACTTGCTTCGTCTGTTGGAGTATAATCAAAAGCTGCTTGATCTATGTCTCTATCATTGAGAAAAGAAAATATAGTATCAGATTCGCTCTCACTTACACTAAATGTTAAATCTAAAGTCATAGGACTTTGATTCTGCGGCAGTCCAAAAAGTGTGCGATGCTGGTAACCATCACCTAAATTAACAACTACGGCTTTTGTGTTTATTGTTTTTGTAGATCCGTAAATCGGTGTAAAGTTTGGAAAAGTTGCCATTATCTTGCTAATAAACCTCCACTTCGTTTTTCTTTAATTAGTTGAGCCTGTACAGCAGCTCCAATAACAGCCCCTAATTGCTGTGCGTCTGCACTATTACCAGCTACTGAGGAACCAGAGGCATCTACTGATACATTAACAATATTTGTAGTATTGTCACCTCCACCAAGTTTGTTGTTTGGAATAATTGTGCCAGCAACTTTAGGAACAAATAATTCTGGCCCTCTTTCACCTACAACAGATGCTTTGCCTACTGGCGGCCTACCACCATCAGCAAATAAACCTCCTAAGATACCACCTAAAAATCCTCCTATACCTTTTCCTTTGCCACCAGAGGCAGACTTTCCAAAGTTCTCTCCAAAGTTACCAATAAGCTTGTCAATCTGTGCGTCAATAATCTTGTCTCTAATACGATTTAATACATTTGACATGGCCTCTCCAAACGATTTTGCACCAGTTATAGCGTCCCTTAAATTATTTTTAATACTGCTTTCAATCTCTTCACCTATAGCTGTCATTTTTTCTTTTAACTTTTCAGCTTCCTCTTGATTCTTTTTAATCTGATCTTCTTGTTCTTTTTTCTTTTTATTCTGTCTTTCAATCTCTGATGTAATTTTTCTTTCTTCATCTAGTTTTGCTTTTATTGGCCCCATTGCCTCTTCATTTATTTGGATCTGTCTTTTAAGTGAAGCGATTGCTCTTTTATTATTGTTTTCTTGAGCAATTCTTAATCTTTTTAAAAGTTTTTGTCGTTCAATAAATAGTTTGTTAAATTCATTTTTTAAAGCTTGTTCACCGCCTTCTTTTAATGCTTTATTATATTTTTTCTGTTCTTTGGTTGCTTTAATTAATGCAGTTGCAACCCCACCCAAAACCAGTGCAAAAGCACCTATACCGGTTGCAGCGATAGCAACTTTTAATGCTCCAAGTGCAAGAGTTGTTTTACCTATACCACCAGCAGCTAATAGTGAGGCCGTTTGCATACCTGTAAAACCACCAGAGGCAACAAGGCTTACAGCTCCAATCATATTAATTTTGGCTATAAGTGCCGTAAATGCAGTTGTAGCAATCGGAATAGCTACAGCTAGAAGTTTTATAGACGCTGCTATTTTTGCAATCAATATTGCGGCTTGACCAGCATCAGATTTAACAAATTCAGTTACATTAATAATAAACTCAGTAAGTATCTTTGTAACAGCTTCAACAGCGGGTCTAAGCTCATCACCAAAAGCTCTTGATAAGTCTTCCGTTGCATTACTAAAGTTTTTAAATACTTGTGTTGGATCATTTTTTAATAATTCCTTCAAAAAGCCACTGCCTTCATTTCCAACTTTTCCTAAAGCTCTTAGAACCACATCACTTGTCAATTTGCCTTCAGCAGCTAATTTTTTAAGCTCTCCAATAGTTACACCAAGTTCAGCAGCTATAGGAGCAAGAACTGTCGGTACTTGTTCTGATACACTTCTAAATTCATCACCAGCCAGCCTTCCTGAGCCAAGAGCCTGTGCTAGTTGTCTAAATGCGTTTGATGATTCTATCGCTGATGATCCAGCCAGTTTAGCTGCTGTATTAAATCCAAAAAATACAGTTCTTATATCATCAACTGATGTTCCGAGTGGGGCTAACCTTGCTGTTATATCTGTAACTCCTTGCAAAGCTTCAGTTGCACTTAATCCAAATGCTTTTTGTGCATCTGCCGCAATCTGCTGTGACTTTGCGAAATCTGAACTATTTTTTGTAAGTAATTTAAGTCTTACATTTAGTTTTTCAAAATTTGCTGATGTATTTACCGCTTGCCTTCCAACTAAAACAACGCCTGATGCAAGAATCGCATTTCTTAAGCCATTGAATGAGCTTTGTAATTTATTAGTTTGATTTTGTACACCATTTAACGCCCTAGTCGCACCGCTGGCATCAACTCTTAATCTAACGACTGCCTCTGCCACAAATAAAAAAAACCTTTACTCTATATTACCTTGAATTGCGTTTTTGTCGTTGCAACGCTTTCTTTTCTTCGTCTGTTTTAACTTCATAATATCCAGCCCAATAAATAAGCTCTGCCTCAGTCATATTCATTCTGAGTTCTTGCACTGTCTTACCAAGTTCTGTTGCTAGGAAAAACTCAAATCTTAACCAGCTATCCCCAACTATTCTTTTTTTGCTGTATCAATATCAAGTGTGATGTTATTAAGAAAAAGCTCAAGATCATTTAAAACTTTTTCTGGAAGCTGTCTTTGCAATATAGGAGCATCTGACATATCAAAAGCAAGTGTACCATCTTCTTTTTCTGCCATTTGACAAAGAAGTTGTGTTGATATAACTAAAGCATCAGCATCAGGGCCAGCTAACTGTGTTGCTTTGACTCTTGCATATCTTGTAATCGGTTTGAAGTATAAACTCATAATGACTTCATCTTTTGAGTTTTTTACGTCAAATTTTCTTCTTGTGACCATTTCATCTTGAAACGCCCCAAGCAGTATGTCTGCGGTTCTTTGTGTTGCCATAAA